AATAATCCAGATAAGGTATTAGAGCCAAATATCTCTTTATTTATCTTGGTTCATGGCTCAAAAAACGGTACTTTTACGGGAATGAGAATTGAGGATTATATTAATAGCGGTGCTACCAATTTTTTCCAAGCCCGTAGAGTCATTAATGGTATCGATAAGGCTCAAGAAATTGCTGATATTGCCCGTGAATGGTTACGCAAAATTTAGCTTAATTTTTCTATTTCTTTTTCCAGATGTTTTATTTTTTGAAAAATTGATCGTTGCACATTGTATTGTAAATTTGTCTCACTTTTAAGTTCTTCTTTTAGCAGTGCGATCTCTTGTCTATTTCTAGCGATGCGTTCGTCTATTTGCATATAGTCTCTATGGCAGGTTAACTGGAAATCTGCCTGAATATCTTTCTTCAGGTTGTCGTTACTGGTGATAATTTCTCGGCGGATTTTCTCAAGGGATTTGTCGAACTTATCCAGTATCCACGCAACAGTAGTACAAACCCCGGTTAGTCCAGCAAATGCACCGCCTAATATTGCGATAATAGTAGTAATATCCATTAGTTATTAATATTCTCTGAACCTTCGATAATGGTTGCACCACAACTAATTGTGTCTCCTACTCTGGCAACAGGAATCCCATTGCAAAATAAATCAGAAGAAGCGGCTACGATCGACTGAGTGCCATGTTCGTGACAAATTACAGTATCCCCTAGTCGTGCTATCTGACGACTATTACCGTAAGTGTTAGGAGAAGATGATGTTATTTGTCCACCGTGACTGATAGCATCTCCTATTCGAGCAATTTTAACCATAGGAATTATTGATATAATATTGTTACTAATATTTTACTGAAATTTTATGGTTATTTCTGTAGATGAAATTCAGTCTCTTAATTGGTCGCCAAAGTTAGGTGAGTTTGGTTCGATCGTGGAGAATTTTGACGATATTGATCAGTGTATCAAGATTATTTTAACTACTCCTAGAGGTAGTGATCCTCATCGACCTACTTTTGCTAGTGATATTCATAATTATATTGATTATCCCCAGACGGCTGTTAAACAATTTCTCATTAAAGAGGTGTTTGAAAGTTTGCTCACTTGGGAACCGAGAATTGAAATCGATGGGGTAAATATTCGATTTAATGAGGTGAGTTTAGGCTCGATCGAAATAGAGGTAAGGTGGCGAGTGAAGCAATCAATTTTAGAACAAATAACGGTGGTGATTTTTTAATGACAATTTTTGATAAACCTATTTTTGCTGTACCAGATGCCCTTACTGCTGAAATGGATCTACAGGCAAAATATACCGAACTCACTGGTAAGCAATTATTCCCTGCTCAACCTGAAACACTGCTAACTAATTGGAGTGCGTACCTCAAAACCGTATCCGATGCCCTGATTCAATACACTGGTGAACAATGCCTAATCAACTTTGCTGACGGGGTAAACTTAGACAGACTAGGTGATTTTTGGGATGCCCCACGATTACCACCCCAAAAAGCTATTACTACCCTAGAATTTACCCTTACCACAGCACAAGGCACTGACTATTTAATACTCGAAGGTACTCAGGTAATAACGGCGAATCAGCAAATCATCTTTGAAACCACCGACCTATTAACTATTATTGCAGGGCAAACCACAGGGCAAATTACCGCACAAGCTACCATCACAGGCACTCAAGCCAATGGTTATGCTATTGGTCAAATCACTCAATTAATCACGCAACTTCCAGAGATTGACACCGTTAGTAATCTCACCATAAGTAACGGGGGGAGTGATACGGAAACCGATGAGCGTTATAGACAACGATTGTTGTTAGCCCCTAACAAAATCAATACGGCTGGGAGTAGAGATGCGTACCGATATTGGACTTTAACAGTCGATCCTAATATCACCTCAGTATCAGTAGTTTCCCCCGGGGAAAGTCAGAGACTAGCAAGAGCGATCGCAGTCAGTCAGGAAATTACCGAAAAATTAATCGATAAACTAGAAGATTTAGAAATAAATACTGACGGAGTAAACGTTGACGATATTTATAATATTGTGCGTCCTTATATTTATTTCCCCAGATTCTTTGTTGAAGTTTACATATTGGTAAACAATCAATTACCATCGCCTGAAATTATCGAAAAAGTACAACAATCTCTCGATAATTCACAAAATCGCCCATTAACAGATGTGGTAAACGTATTATCACCCGTACCAGTCGAACAAGATTTAACCATAGAAATTACCGCAACTATTGACACCAATTTAACAGACTTAAACACTCAATTAAATCAACTATTAGACACCTATATTAGTGGCATCTCATCATCAATGGGGGTTGATATAGTGCCTAGTCAAATCATTCAAAGATTGCAAATACCGGGGGTTTATGAAGTAAAAATAATTGAACCATCAGTTCCGGTTATGATTCGAGCCAATGAACTAGCGGTTATCCCTAACCATACCTTAACTATTACGGGGGTGAAAGAACAGTGAATTGCCCAATAGACCCCACCCCATTACAGCCACCATTAAGAACAGAAGAATTTGAGACATTATTTCATCTGCTAAAACTTGCCACAATATGCCAAGACCTAAGTGTTTTAGCCGTCACTGATATTGACAATGTGGGTGAAACTATCCTCAATCATTTAGCCCAACAATTTGACGTATTGGGTTATAAAGGTTGGTTATTAGCAGATACCGATGAGAAAAAAAGAGCCTTGCTAAAACAATCAGTACGGCTTCATCGCACCGCATCAACTCCCTACTCCATTGAAACAGCCCTTGCCATTTTGGACATAACAGTAACGGAAATCATTGAAAACCCACCATTAACTTATGACGGTACTTGGCAATATAACGGTGCTGAATTTTACGACAGCAAAAAATGGGATCGGTTCATTGTCAAATTTGCCAACCCCGTACCACCAGCATTAGAAGAATTAGTTTTTAACCTTATAGAAGCATGGAAAAATGCCCGATCGCACCCAATATAAGGAACAATATGACGGGCTAACGGTTACTTGTTGATGTGCAATTAAGGTGAGTAAAATATATCACCATTTTTGGGAATTGATGCCAAAGATTCGGATCAGGAATGGAAAATATTAGCTACACTTGTGTCAGAACCTAACAACAAAATGGGGTAAAATAGGTGAAAACTCGATTAACAAACTTTTTGAATGAGAGGATAAATTTCCCTGAAAAATTAAACAAGAAATTCAATATTTTTCTCTCATTTCACCAAGATTTGCACAAAAGATTAGAGCGAATTGAGCTCGACATCAAACTCATAAAAGACTACTTTGAAATCAAAGAGGAAAAATGAATGGTAAATTTATCTGAAAATCCTGTATGGACAAATGTCACAAGAGTTGAGCCTGAGACAGTGGCACTTGGTGGCGATGAAATCAACTCACCTAATAAACAACTAAAAGAATTAGTTGATCGCACTGCCTACCTAAAAACAAGATTAGAGGCCCAGATTTCCGATCCCCTATTTATCATTTACGATGTGTTCATATTGACGCTGGACGGTGACAAATATAAAGTATATAAAGTACTGAAACCACCATCTAGTTTAGGGTTTACCACTTTATATAAAAATATCACGGTAGAATTTGCTCGATTATCAGAGCAAATTGTTATTGGCGATGACATTTTAGCCCAATTATATGTCTTGGACAGTGCCACATCAGGGGGTGATTTTGTAGGACATTCAGGCAATTTGCCCCCCGAATGGGACCCCCAATTTCAACAGGCCGTAGGGACAGGGTTTTATAGTAGCCATACTTTTCGGGTACAAACCCCTGTGGAGCAAAATGTTAATGAAAAAAACTTCGTTACAGTATCTCAAGACGATTTTACCTTACCATCTGATTTAGTTTATTATCAAGGGTTTGAGCCTTACCTAAAAGTAGAGACTGGTAAATCAGCTTATTTGGTCATTGCCCCACCATCAGGCTATCTTAGCAGCACTAAATTTTATGCCCGAATTTGGTTTCAAGGTGTACGTCTATCTGCGGAACAATCAGCATTAATCTAAATAATGGCAGTAAAAGACTGGTTAGGAATTACCGAGCAAACCTTAAAGATAGTTGATCAACTCAATGACGATCAGCTATCATCTCTCAAAAAATCCCTTGATCGCACCTTTGATCAAGTATCAAAAGAGATGTTAAAACTCTATGGTCAACTTGAAGGGGCTAATCCTGAATATATCCAAGTGCGACTGTCAAAACTAAATCAGCTAAAAATCGCCCGTCAACTTTTGTCACCTCATCAAGCACAACAGTTTGAGAAAGAATTTAAAGAATTACTCGAAAATCAAACAACTGAAGGGATAAAGTATGCAGACATCATGACCCAAGCCCTTACCAACCCACCCGAACTTGTACAACAATTCGGTACAGTTAATATTAACGCTAGTGCGATCGCACAAGACGCTACCAAAAGATTAAAAAAACATACTCAAGAAGCTAGTAAAAAAATTATTGACGCTGTTAGTGATAACTTGCTGACGGGCGGATCGATTCAGCAACTAACCAAGACATTACAGGGTATACTTGGCACAACAAAAGCCCGTGCGGAAAATATCGCAAGGACAGAAACCATAACAGCTTTTAATCGATCGGCTCGTCAACGCTATGAGGATTATGGCGCGGAATATTTACAAATAATCGCTTTAGTTGACCAACGTACTACCCCTTGGTGTAGGTATCGTCACCTAAGAATTATTAAGATTACTGATTCTGTACCTGCTTACCATTTTCAGTGCTTAGTTGGGGACACTAATGTAACCCCTATTGATAGGGCAGTTCTCTACATGTCTCGTCCATATAATGGAAAAGTTGTGACTATTACTACTTCCAAAGGTTACAAGCTCACCGTCACTCCGAATCATCCGATAATGACAGATAGAGGATTTTATCCTGCTCATTTGCTTAATAAAGGAGATAACGTGGTCACACACTTGAGTGGTCACAATTTTATTTTTTCCTCTAAAAGCAATGATCAAAAGATGATACCCACTATCGAGAAATGTTTTAATTCTTTGTTGACTTCGAGCAAGATGTTCGCCGTGCCAATGCCAACCACCACCGAAAACTTCCACGGCGACATTACCAATGACGAGGTCTGCATTGTATTGCTGGACAGGGACTTGTTGGAGAACAAGTTGCCCTCTATTACTCAACAATTCATAAAGTCTTTTTTCCCTAGCACTAATATGATACTCGCTAGGGGAATTGAATCTTGTCAAAGCATTTTTTCGCAACGTCTCGATGTCTATTTTTCGTCCTTTACTAATGATATTCGCTTTTCTTGTCAAGACCTTCTTTTCCTCAAGCGACAAATTATTCATTCGAGCTTGTTGTTGTTCTCCTCTGGTTCTGAGTTTAATTCCCCTCTCTTTAAAAATTCTTTTGATGATTTCATGGTCAGTAAAATTATGAATACGGGGATTACTGGTGTCAATGTTCCTAATCTTCAAGTTTCTGGAGATAGTCTCTTCTTTTCTTCCTATTATCTTAGAGATTTCCTTGATACTTTTCCCTTGATTTCGGAGATCGATCATATTGTCGATTTCTCTATCAGTCATTATTCTGGGTATGTCTATAATATTGAAACTAAGTCAAATGTTTATTACGCTAATAATGTTGTAACCCATAATTGTCGATCGACTGTAGCTCCTGTTGACCCTGATTGGATTGATGATGATGATTTAAAGTGGATGCAGGAGGAAATGAAACGGGCTAAGGATACGGGCTTGAATGTTTCTGGAAAAGCTCCTTTTGACACAAAAACGCCTAGTTTTATTACCCCTGATGCTTTAGTTACACAAAGTAACCCCTCTCTTTGAGCTTGTGTCAGAGGCTTGAGGGGCTTTGTTATGGGGATTTTATCACAAAAACTCTAGGCAATTATTCTTTGTAGTGTTATAATTATTGGTAGGTGAAAACTCCCCGAAGGGAGAAAACACCAAGTTGAATTATCACTCTGCTTAGAACAGAGATATACCTATGAATATAGCACGGATTGACCAGTATCCTAGTAACGATTTTGTTATTGAAGGTAATCACGCTCGGATGTCTCAGCGTAAAGTTGCTGATATTATTGGCGTTTCTCACACATCAGTACAAAGATGGGTTGGCAACCTTGATGATAATACTTTAGCTGAAACCCTTAAAGTAAAAGGCTTTGACGGTGGCAACCTTAACGACATAGTTGGTTATTATGTGACATCGACTCAAGTTAGTCAGGACGTAAAAGATAACTGTGTTAAGTTGCTTATCGAAAGTAGCAAGGTCGGTTTTCAAGTTTTAATTGACAAAATGGCAGGGCTAGAGAGTACGATCGAATCTAACGAGATGAAGTTGTTTAATGACTATTGCCAAGTAACTGACATGATTTTTCGCAATACTCACATTAAACCTGAGTTAATCGCAGGAGTGAAATTAAGTCAAGCTGAAAAGCTATTACCTCATTTAGCAGACACCTTAAAAGCTAATCGTCAATTATTAGTAGAATCAACTGCATCTGACGTTAAGTTGATGACTCCCACCCAATTAGGAGAGCGGTTAAGTATCTCTAACCAAAAAGTAAATAAGCGATTGATTGACGCAGGTTTACAAGTTAAAAACGAAAACAAACAATCTCGCAAAGAACCTTCTTATATTCCTACTGATAAAGGACATGAGTTTTGTTCTTTTACTTTATCCACTGGACAAAAAGGCGATGTGACTTCTTACCAACAATTACTGTGGTATGAGTCTGTATTGAGCGTTATCGGTTAATTATTCACGGGGTAGAAATACCCCATTTTTTTTAGGATTAAGCAATTATTCTTTGTAGTGTTATAGTTAAAGAAATTTGACTAAAAAATCATGGGCAGAAATTGGCAATTAATGTATGATGTTTTGAAAACCTTAATCAATGAAGGTTATCTCAAAAAGGAAATGTTTGATTTTGTCCATGAGTACCACTTGCATTTATTGCATGATATTTGTGCAGTTAAAGTAACAACCGATAATTACTATACCTTCACTTGGCTGGGAGTAGAAATCATGGATGTACTGCAATCGATGATTAATGATGGTATCGACTTGAATAGTATCGATGGTAATCACCCTAGAATCGTTAACTGCATTAATCCCTGTATCGAACGGATGCACGAAAAAAGAAAGAAAAAGCCGAATGCTGTGGTATAATAGTTTATATGGCAAAAGGGGACGTGAATCCCCTAACGCCAAATGTAAATTAACACTGTGCTAGAACACAGATAAATCTATGGTATCAGAGTTATTACCTATTCAGTCTATTAATTCAGTTGATGTTGTCGATTCTCGTTTAATTGCGATCGAACTTGGGATTCAACATAAGAATTTAATTGAGATGGTTCGCAAGTATCAAGACAGGTTAGAGAAACGAGGAGTTTTGACGTTTGAAACGGAGAAACCTAATAAATCCAGTTCTGGTGGTCGTCCTGAGACTTTTTGTTGGTTAAATCTTTGGTTTTCAAATAGTCCAGCAAAAACTCCACCGCCTCTGGGCTCAATGAAAACCACTCTCCCTTTTCTCGATGCAACGAGAACATCTGATGTAACCGCTTCTCAAACCAAACGTCTCTTTTTACCACCGCTAATATCTCTAATTTCTTACTATTCCCCGTCTGTAATTGTCGTAATCGCTTCTCTGGATGTGCCGATCTTCCTATTTTATATCTTCCTTGTTTATCACTGATTACATAGATATAGGTTGTTGTCTCGATAGTCTTCATATTTAAAAATATTTGGTTTCATATATTTGTTTGTTTTGCTATAATAAAGCAAAAGCCCTCTTGTCAGAGAGAGCCTTTAAGTAAACCTTACCCAGTTAAATATATGATAACAGTATTTGACAACAATCAGTCTCCTTTCGATTCCATTCGTCATTTTAATGAGCAAGGTAATGAGTTTTGGTATGCCCGTGAATTAATGGTAGTTATGGGATACAAGGATTGGCAGAAATTCAGGCAAGTAATTCAGAATGCAATCGAGAACCTTGAAACCATTGCACAATCTACTTTTGAACACTTTTTAGCCGTAGAGCTAAAAACTAAAGGAAGACCTCAGCTTGACTATAAGCTATCTCGATTAGCGTGTTATCACATTGCATTGTCTTGTGATTCAAGGGGGAATGACTCTGTAAAAATGGCGAAACATTATTTTGCAGTCAAAACCCGTGAAGCAGAAGTAATTATTCCACAGCAAAATGCTGAACTCGAAGTATTAAAGTTAAAACTTGAATTACTTAAAGCAGAGAAGGAAGTAGCGATCGCAAATACTCAACTTAAAATTGCAGATAAAAACTTACTAGATACTCGTCATTATATTACAACTGCTTTACCTGAAGTTCAACAACAAAAGATTTTAGGTTACGAAATAATCGAAAAGAAAATAATTGAAAAGGAAATCTACAAAGAAGACGAGTTTATTCGGAACGATAGCACAATAAACAAAACTAATTTATGCTATCGCTACGGAATTTTGACGAGGAATGGAAAAGCTGATTATCCGCGGATTAACAAAATTCTAGCGACTGCCAATCTTCCTGAGTCTGCGTGGTATGAAGTAAAAGATATTCAAACTAACAAAGAACTAAAAAAGGAATATCTGAATATTCTGGACAACCTTATTATCGATGACAGTCGTCAACTTTGGATCGGAGAATAATTATTAAGGGGTATCACTACCCCTTTCAAATGTGTATAATAACATCAAACTTAATTAATTAAGAGTGAGGAAAAATGATGTTATTAACAGCAAATTTCTTAGCAATGGAAGTGTTAATAGGATATTTATTATACCTATGCGTTTTCATCGATCCAATAAGTCTTCGTTCGATGAGTAAACGAGGAAAAGCCAAACTCAGAAAGCAATATTTGACAACCCATCGTTAAACGTAAAAAAAAGAAAATCCCCTTGTGGAGAGGGGAATTCACTTATGTTTTTTACTACCATCAACAACCTTATACGCATTGTAACAGAAAATAAGTTCTGTTACAATAAAACCAGACAAATCCTTTGACCTCCATTAGTCGGAAATCCCGACCTTTGGACTGCTGTAAGGCTTTCAGGTATTCTTTAACTTAGATTACCAAGTCAATTCTTCCAACACGGAATCAGGGTAAGTGTTCACTGTTTCCCAATTAATTGGGACTGGGGATATTCCTTTTAAGGCACAGTAGTTGGCGACAGAAAAATAAACACCTTGTCCATTTTTTAATTCTTGGAGTTCCATGGTGTTGGCTTCGGTTTCCATTTGATTAGCTTCAATCTGCATTTGTTGAAGTTCAATTTTTACTTCCAATTCTGCTAGTTTTTGTCTGTTATTCATAGTTTTATTCTCCGATAAATAATTGTTGTCCTTGACGATAATCGTTAAAAATATCTTTGAGGTATTGCACATCGTCACGAGGTAATTTTGGGGTATTAATAGCACTCAATTCGTCTTGCCATTTCCCGCTATTTTTCCCATAGCCAACTCTTTCCAACCACGCCCAACATTGTTGAGTTGTTTTAAATCCTAACGACTTAGTAAGATAAGTAATCCCCACGCCGTCATATTCTTTCCCTGATTGTTTATCAATAATGACTTCGACTTTTTCGACTTCTTTGATTACTTGATAACCCAAGATTTTCTGTTGTACGGGTTCAGGACAAGTATGAACGATGGTATGACGAAACTGAGTAAGG